CTATTGCCATTGTATCACCTCAATTTTAAAGAAGCCCCACAAAACGTGAGGCTATCTATATTTATTCCTTTGGAGCTTTCAGTGTTGCTAATTCAGCTTCTAACTTTTTGATAGTAGCTTCTAGTTTTTTGTTTTCTTTTGCTAAATCTAAAGCTGTAACTGGTTTGCTAATGATTTTTTTCTTTTTAGATTTTTCATCAAATTCAAAGATTAAGAATCCTTGTTTTTCATAATCTGGTTGAACATCTTTTGTAATTCTAATTTGTTTATTATCTTTTTTAGCATATAACATAATTTATTCCTCCTATGCTACAACTGTTGCATTAATTTGACATCCAGCTGCTTTTTGTTCTAGTAAGAATGCATCCCAATATTGTCTTTGCATATATAACGCTTTACCATCTGTTACTGCACTTGGTTCATCAACATAAATAACATCAACTTTAACTGGTGCAATTACTGCTTTTGGATGAACTAAAATCATATTGATTTGGTCTGCTCCTGCTGCTGGTACTGCTCCAACTGTAAATACATAAGCTTCTTTCATTCTTGCACTTGGAACTGTTACTCTTTTAACATCATCAATCATGTTAACAATTCTTGATACTTCATTATTTGTTTGAGTTGTTCCTAATTGTCTAGAATTAGTTAACGCTTCTTTTAATAATGCATTGATAGCTGGTGTTACATAAAGGATTCTACCTTCTTCAGGTACTTCTCCCTCATCCATAGCTGTCATAAATTTATCAAATACTGCTAATACATTCGCTGCTGTTGCAACTGCATCATTGTTAATAGTTCCATAAGCTGTTACTTCTGTAAATAGTTTAGAAGCCATATATTTATCCATTTCTGGGAATAATTCTTCATTTACAAATACTGAAGTAATGTTGCCAATTGAAACTGCCATGTTTGTTTCATCAATGTCTTGTGGATCTACTAATGTTCTAAATGTTCTATCGTGTGATAATGTTTTTGTTTCCCATGCATTGTCTACTTTTCTAGTAGCTGTTGCAATAGTATCTCTTGTTGTATCTACCATACCTGTTACTGTTAATACTGGAATCTTAATTGTTTTACCATCTACATATTTAAATGAATTTGTAGAAGTACCGCTAGGGTCATATAAATCACTAAATCTTACCCCAATTGTAAATTTTTGACCTTGTAATCCTCTTTGGAATACATCTGCATAATTTAATGCTGCCATAGTTTTTCACTCCTTATTTTTACCAAGCTTTTTCTAAATCGCTGGCTTCGTTTTTGCCTGTGTCATCATCATTATCGTTATCATCACCTAAATCAATAGATGGTTTATTAGTTCCTACCCATTCAGGTGTATCTTTGATAAATGATTCAGCTAAGGTTTTAAAGTCCGTTTCTTCTGTTAAATCACTTGAAATTAACTTATACGCTTTATCTAATCTTTCTTTTTTAATTCCTAAATTACTAAGCAATGATATATTATTCGTTTTAGTTAATTCGGCATCTTTTTCTGCAAGAGTTGATTTAATAGTTTCTAATTCAGACTGAAGATTTGTAAGTGTTTCATTTTCCAATTCTTCTTTGTTCTTTGTACTATCTTGTAATACTTTAATATCTTCTTCTTTTTCAAGACCATATTTAGATAGTAAATCTTGTTTTGTTTTTGTTTCTACTTCTTCACCATATAACTTTTTCATACCGTTATATTGTCTGTTCCATTCATCTTCTAAACCTTTAATGTCAAGTTGTGTTAAATCAAACTCAACACCTTCTGGTAATTTGATAAACTTTAAAATTGTTTCTGCTTTCACTTTCTACCTCCGTTTTAAAGTCAAGAGCTGACTCTTCCCTATTATAAGTTAGGCAACTATTTTGTTATTTTTCAGCATAACTGCTCTATATAAGAGTTTCCTCTTTATTGCATCAGCTATAAATTAAATAGCATCTGCATCTGATTCTATCTTTTGCTTGTAATCTTGGATCACCCGGTCTACTTGCTACTTGACCTCCTGCTCTGAAATCACTATCTATCGGTATTGTTTTATTGCTTACATTGTTATGCCATGCAGTTTTGCGAACTTTGCTATCTTCTTGAGTTTTCCATGTTTTCTTAGTAAACCCATTTGACTTAGCCATTTCTAACTTAACAGTTTCAGCTTGTGCGTGTAATTCAGTATCTAAGTTTCGTTTAATAACACTTGGACTAACTTGATACTTAGATTGTAATGTTCTTTCGATAGTTGCTATTGATTTCTTTTCAGCTACTAAGCTTTGTAAATCTTTTCTTAATGATTTAGTTAGATTTGTTGCATACTTTCTATTGCTTCTAACTAAATCAGTTGTTGAGTTCTTGATTGATGTTGCTATTGCTTTCTCATTTTGTGTATAATAATCGTTTAATAAGTTTCTAACCTTTAATTCATTAGCACTTAATGTGCTTAACTTTACATTAGGCTTATTAACCTTATATATCCTTTGTGCTAACTCTTTAGGTCTTGTTAAACTGTATACACCTAATATTGCTAAAATCGGTAACAAATTGTTTTTTTCTTTTTTGCTTAATCGTTGATTATTAACTATATTAGTAATTGCTTCTAAGACTGTGAATAGTAACACACTATCTTTTATGTTAATCTTTTGCGACATTACTATTTCTTTTATCTTAGTACTATTTAACGAGTTAACATTCTTTCTTATTTCTAAGTTGATAGCTCTTAGATATTTAGCATATACTTTGTTTTTTTCTTCTAATGCAACTTGGATAAAAGCATCATTTATTTTATCAAGTAATGCTAGTTTACTCTTCTGGTTCATCTTCTATTGAATCAATCCCAAGTATTCCTGCCATATCATCTTGAGCTTCTGCTTCAGCTACCCACTCTTTTGCTTCTTCTTCACTTATCTTATATCTTTTAGCTACCAATCTCCATGAAGGAACTCTATTCTCATTAACATCTGATTGCATATCGCTAAGCTCTTTTTCTTTATCAACAATAATGCTATCATCAAATTGAATATTAATAACTAAATCATCTGGTATTCTTGTAACTCGGTTATCAATACCCGTTGCTAGTGTTAACTCTAGTATAGATTTAAATAAATTAATATGTCCTTTTTCTAAAGCTCTCTCTTGATTAACTTTAGTTTGATATGTAGATTGTTTTTCTGTAATAATTTCTGTTGCTGTTTTCATTGATTTTCCATCAAATACAAATGTACCAGTATTAAATCCTAACATTACACCTACCATATCTAATGAGTTATTTAATAACTTAATAAAACTTTCTTCTCTAATAGGACTTGTTAAATCTACTATACCTTGTTTAGAATTAGGGTCAAAGTTAAGTGCTGTAAATGTTGGGTCATCGGGATCAAATATATTTGTATATTCGTTATTACCATCTTTGTTCTTAAATATTTTATTTCTCATAGTGTAACTTGGAACTACTTTTGTTCTTCCACCATATCTAACTTCTCTAAACTTAGTATCAAATATTAAATCAATATCAGCTATAATGTCTAACGAGTTAAACCACAATGGTATTCCTAATGGACTATTTAATACTTGATTGTTTTTTATTCTAGGCTTTGTATAAGTAAATGGTATTGATGTAAAGTTTTTAAGAGTAAATGTTTCTTTATCTTCAAATTTAGAACTATACGATACTTTTTGACCTAATTTAATTTTGTCTTTAGATTTATATAATTCTTTTTTAAACTCGTAATCATTACCTTTTTTATTAATCCACATTAACTTTGTATAATAATATCCATTTTCATTAAAGTAACTTACAAACACGCCAGAATATACATATTTATTATCCCAATCAGTAGGGAAAAATCTTTCAGCTGTAACAAACTCTAATTTGATTTTACTATTCTTAATTGTTGGATATTCTACTTTACCACCTAAATTAAACATTGTTTCAGTTAGTGATGCAGTGTTATTCCAATAATCATTATCGTTTAATACCTCTTGTAGATATTCATTTAGTTCTTCAGCTACCTTTGGTTCACTTTCACTCTCTAATATTGAATTAACTTTCTCTGTATATATTAACTTAGTTAAATATTCAGTAGTAAATTTAGGCACTTGCATTGTTTTTCTTCTTTTTACAGTACCATTCTTCAATTTAGTATATACTTTATAATCGTGCATACCTTTTAAATATGAAAAATCACCAAATGCTATTGCACTATCTGGTAAATAACCTCTATACAAATGTTTACCTATGTTTATTATTGTTGCCATTCTTTTATCATAATTAGGTATGATATCTTCTAGTCTTAATTCTGTTGTTGCTATTACTTTGTTACCAAAAATTCCCATTCTACCACCTCAAACCAATTTTGTCTAAATTCATTACACACCAATATTGCCACCAATCACAAGTATGATCATCTACTTTTATAATCTTAGGCTTTTCAGGGTTATCCATATCTCTTTGATACTTCTCCATTTCAAACATAAATATTTCATTTTCTGGAATGTCTATAACATATAGTTGTCTTTCTATCATAACTGTTCTACTATCTTCTATCATTTCTTCTTTTTCCTTTTTAGTAACAGTTCTTAAAAACTCTCCATACTCATTAAAATATTGTGTTCTTAATGCTCCCTCTGCTGAATCAATATATTTTTCATCGATGCTTAAGTTATATTGATGCATTACACTTCTCTCTAACGCATGCAATTCTAAAGCATATTCGGTTGGTGCTTTTTTTTCAGATAAATTCATTGCTACTCCATGAGGTTCTAAAATATATTCAGGAATTCTTTTTGTGATTTTACTATCAGGACTAAAGTAGTATGTTCTTAATATTACTGGATTAAGTTTATTTGTAATACCTATTGCACCAAATGTAGTCGCACTTATTTGATATCCTGTATCTATTGCAATATCAAAATTTAATAAGTATTCACCTTCTGGTAAATTGTCTATTGATTTTATACGCTTAACTAAATCCATATTGTATATTTGTGTATCATCACCTACTGCTAATCCTTTATATCTCCATTGAAATGTTTTAAAATCTCGCTCTTTTACTTTACTAATTCTATCTAATTCTTGTTGACTTAGTAAACATTCTCCAGTTTCATTGTCTACCATATATTCATAATCACTATATACAAACTCTGCATCATCTTCTTCTGCATACTTTTTCTTGTTATCTATGTATACATTAAATGGTGCATGAGGATTTTTAGGTCTATTACCTGTGAATAAAGCTTGATGCTTTAATCCTTTAGGTAATTTCTCTCTATAAAATGTAGATAGTAAATCTTCTATTTGCTCTAAGTCTTTTAGTTTTTTATTTTCTTGGAACTCTTCAAACCAATATCTAAATGGGAATCCATATTTCATTACTGTGGATCTAATCTTGTTTTCATCATCTAAACCAAAGAAATAAAACCTAGCTCCGTTTGTTATATCTTCTATAATTAATCTTGATTCAATAAACTCAAAGTCATCTTGTAAGTTATGTGCATATATTGACTTTCTAATAGCTTCGTAAGAACTTCTAAGTAATGTGTTTTGATTTTTTCTAAATACCATTATATTGCCTTCTGGTACTTTTAAGAAATCATATAATAGTTTATCTGGAACAAATATACTTTTACCTGCACTTCTTCCAGTTATTATATATATAAAACTCTTTGTGCTTAAGTAAGCTTTATGAAATATCTTGAGGATTCTCTTGCGGTAATTTATCGTTACCTTCATAAATTTCTCCTTCACCCTCAAATACAATCACTCTACCGTTCTTAGCTAAGTCTTTCTTAAGTGCTATATTTTCTCTTTCTAACTCAATAGAATAACTTTTTAATCTCTTATCAATTAATGTACCAATAAATCTAGTTATGTTTCCTATTCCTCTTGCTGCCATTTCATCTTTTAATGATTTCTCATCTATTAACCCTAACGCTGTTTGAACTCTCTTAGAATAAGAATTAGAAGTTAATATGTCTAATATGTCTAATGCTTCTTGTTTTTTAAACTTACTGACAGTTTTCTTTACTTCTGACAAATCAATGTCAAGTTCTTTGTTTTTCCATTGTTCAATATATCTATATATTGTTCTCTCACTTTTACCTGTCACTTCAACTATGTCTTTGACATCTTCTTTTGCCTCATACATAGTAATAGCTAATTTTTGTATCTCTTTTAAACTAGCCATCAAATTCAGCTTCTTTCAGGATGTAAGAACGATCAATAGGGTTAAAGTTAATTAATAGCAACTTCTTATTGTCGTTATCATTAACTAATACATTGTATATTAACCCTGATTGTTTAAAGTCCATATGATAACTAAGTATTTCTTGTGGTATATCATTTATTAATTCATCCCATATTGTATCTGGGTTTAGCTCATTAGGGAAGAAATATTTAAAATGCTTTTCTTTTCCTAATTTAGCCATGTATACACTTACTGCTTTTTCATGATCTTTGTAATAATCAAACATGTTAATAAGTTTAATCTTTTTGTATCCTTGTTCTTTTAGAAATCTACGGTCTGCTGCTACTCTATCTGTTCTGTTCATACTTTTTATAATCTAATTTAATTTTATCTAAAAAGTCTAGTAATTCTCTTATGTCAGTATACCCGTATTTTTCTAATTCTTCTAATCTTTCTCTTGCTTCTTTTTCAAATCTAATATGTGATTCTTTTTGTTTCTTTGTCATCTTGACATTAACAATACTTAAAATGACAAAACTTACTGTAATAATGCTTAATGTTACTATCATTCTTCTACCTCCTCTTTTAAGTCCCGAGCGGACTCTACCTATGTTTGTGCATAGCCACTATATCTCAATATAATTATATCACTAATTAGACATATGTCAATTTAACGCAAAAAGAGTACACATATACATACTCTCTTCACTATCGATATTGCAATATATCCTCTTTTCCGCCCACACCTATATTTACAGTTTATCGTATCACAGTATGTGCTTTATATGTATATTGTAACATATGTTACATAAAAAGAAAAGAGAACACTACGGAAGTGTCCTCGATCCTGAAAGGAGATATTCAATTAAAGATATATAATCTTCATAAGTTATTATAACATTGTATTATAAATTAGTCAAAAGGAAAGAGCTAGTATCTCTACTAACTCAAGGAAGGGGATGT